TCCAGCACGCGAAAATTCCGTCGGAAACTTGGAACACCGTTCTCTCCGAGGGCCGATTGGCAAACCCTGTTTGATACAGGGGGCTTTTACGGAAAGATATTCTGGTTATCTGGACCCTTCAGGCGAGAACGCGAGTTTTTCAACAGAATAAGCCCAGACTTGACGTTCGGCCCGCAAACCCTCAGCGTAGCCTTAACAGGCCGCTGAAAAACTCCACCATCGCACCGCTTGTGCCCAAATGGACTGGTTTTTCGACCGCTCTCGTCGAGCTGAGAAAAATGGACCGTGTCCCGGAGCGACGACGTCGAGGAGAAATGCTCCTCGGAATCGTTTTTCAGCAGCCTGTTAAAGCGCATGAAGGGTGGAAACCGGAAGTTCGCTGCAGATGCAAAGTCTAAATTCAACAAGGAAGTTGCAGAAATATCATGCGCGACAGCCAGCATATGATTTGTCAACTCGCTTCTTGACGCATCTTCGTCTAGCGATAGAAACAAAACCTATTTGGATGGAGCAATTTAATTGAGTTTTCCTATCGAAATCACTTCAAACATCCAGCTGCCTAGTGGAGTTGTCGCGAGAACGGTAACCCTTCACGCGGGCATTACTGTCATTCTTGGCCCAAATGGTTCTGGAAAAACTCAGTTGATGCGTGGGATGAAGCAATCGCTACAAGAAAAAATCGAAGGGAAAAAAGTGACCTTCGTTTCAGCAGGCCGGATTGGAACATTGGAAAATTACCGATCCGACTATGATGGGCAGCGGGGCGGTAGTCCCCGATACGAAGAAGCAGCGTTTGGCGGAAAACGAGATCAATCGCGGCGTCACCAAACTGAAACTTTGAATGGTGCATTCCAAACGCTTGCTGCCCGCCCTGATATATTGATTAAGGTCAAGGAGCGCCTACGAAAGCTCTTCAAGAGGGACATAGAAATTCGCTGGGATGCTGGAGCCATTAAGGTGTTTTTTTCACATGGTGACAGCACCGCCTATTCGTCTGGGCGGGAGGCGTCAGGTCTTTTGCATCTAGTGGGCCTATTGGCGATTATGTACGATGATGAAGTGGGCGCACTACTTCTGGATGAGCCGGAAGTGTCGCTGCACCCCCAATTGCAAGCATTTCTGTTTCAAGAAATATTATCAGTTTCAGGTTGGCCGGAAGCTGAAACCAACAAGAAGGTCATAGTTCTTTGCACGCACTCAACTGAGTTTGTCGAGGTCAGCAAGCCCTCAGACTTGCTTAATCTAGTATTTGTTTCACATCTCTCAGAGAACCCAACTCAAATACCTTCGGATGCGGGCGAACTTAAAAACAGGAAAATTGCAGCTTTGCTCGGCCGAATGGGACAGGAGCACAAACTAGCATTGTTTGCTTCATCGCCTCTGCTTGTCGAAGGTCCGTCAGATGTTATCGTAGGCTCAAGTATTGCCCGCAAACTTGATCTTCAGTTGGAGGCCGGTGGATCCCAAGTCTTACCAGTTATAGGCAAGGGCCAGTTTTCCACCGTGTGTAAACTGTTCCGCTTGATGGGAAAGAGACCCGTAATCCTAGCGGATGCAGATGCTCTTACCGACAATCTAGAGTTGACCCATTTCATGTTAAATTCCGAAAGCGCCACCATTGCCGCTGCCAACTTTGCTGCAAGGTCTGCGACTGAATTGGCCACGCAAGTTTATCATGACTTTTGTCAACTGGTTGATACCAGTTGGAGTTCTATCGAGGCAGAAGCATCGAAACATCCCTATTGGACCGAACGCGAGCATGAACGAGGTGACGCTGAAAGTATGGCCAAAAGACGGTCTGCTTTTTCAACTATTTTCATCCTGACGGATTATGAAGTCCGTTCTTTGGACCAAGGAGCAAAATGGGAGTCGATCAAGCGGCGTTTGGAGACGTTACTCAGTCTACTGGAAGCTGAGGGCTGCTTTGTGCTTCGGAAAGGTGCTATTGAGAGCTATTTTGCATTCAACGCCGAGCCCGGGGCTGCATCAAAGCCAGAGGTTGCGGCTGTTGAAGCCGCTGGCCTCCGTGACGCGGATACTGAAGAAGTACGGCGGATTTATGGGGACATTGTGCGATGTTTGCAATTCGCTTCTGCTGCCGAAAAGATTGTGGAGGCAGAAGCATTGCAAGAAGTCCTTCTTGCAATCTGTGCTCCCGCACTTGCGAAAATTCGGGCTGGGCAAGGTGCTAGCAATCTAAATGCGATTGCTAGATCGATAACTCCTGAACTAGCAGGTATGTTCGACTTGCAGGCGGTCGACGGTAAGCTGCAAATTTCTTTGAAGAGTAAGGTGCTCGATGTCGAAGGGTTCCCAATCACTGTGGCTGGTGGAGAGGATGTGCTTACAGTTGTTGCCAACGCATTGGCGATAGTATGAAAATCGATGCTGAGTTTCGATATCCAAGAGCGTCCGCATTGCGAAAACTGCGCTGCAGCGCGGAATGACGGCTTAATGTCGGCTTAGGACCGGTCGCGCCCGGTTGGCGCGGCCGCGACCCAAGACCTTGCAAATGCTGCGCACTTCCACCGCTCAGGCTAGCCAACTTTGCACGCGCGGCGAAGGTCCGCAAGTCCGCAGAACTGTCACTCATCACTTGAAAATGCTACGCCATGCACGAACGGCCGATCTGGTGAAGGCGGGGGCATCTGATATGTCACTCTGCGGTGCCGCTGAGACATCAATGCCGCGTCGCCCCGCACACCTCGCCATCGGTATCCAGCCGCAAGGCCGCCCTCCAGAGCGGCGTCTTGACGAACAGCGCATCCTCCATGCGATAGCTGTCCGCGCCGCGCTGCTGGTGCAGCAGCCCCGCCCAGCAGAGTGGGCGTAAAACCTGGAGGTAGAGCGCGCCCATCACCTCGTCGTATCGGGGCAATGGCGTCACCTCGGGTTCGCCGTAGAACACGCGGCGCAGATGCGCCCCGGAGGCACCGTCTTCGGCCTCGACATTCAGCACGTTCAGGAAGATGTCCCAATTGCCGGGGAGCGGCTCGTCATGGAACCGCGAGGCGCTCGCATGGTCAACGCGAAACAGAAAAAACGGAACTGCCGTGCCGAAAATCTGGCCGGGATGGCCAACCAGTTTCTTGCCCGCCTTGGTCAGTCGGAACGCTCCCTTGTAATGCCGGCCCAGCTTCATCGCGATCATCATGTCGTGCAGCAGCATGAGCGGCATGAAATCCGGCTCGTTCAGAACCCTGTTGACCGCGAAGAGATCGGCCTCGGTATGGCCGGGCCAATTGAACTCGGCCGCGGCCCAGTGCACGAAGACCCGCTTGAAGGCTTTCGATGGCGTGAGGGGAATGGGACCATGCGCGTCGATCCAGTCGAAGGTTTTCTCGATTCCCCGCACCATGGGCGACTGCGCGAACGCCGGTTCGGTGTCGTCGAGCTCGCGAAACCCGATCATTTCGCCTTGGGCCGAAGGCTGGGGTCCTGTCGCGCAAGATCCGCCATGGCCTTGCTGAGCAGATGGCGGGGGATGTTGGCGAGTGCGAAGCGGCGCTTCGACGGCGGCCGGTCGTGGTCTGGCGCCTCGATCACCAGTTCCACATGATCGGTGCTGGCGAAGAGCTCGACCGTGATGTCGGCCTCCTCGAAATCGACCTCGTGACGGCGTCCGTTGTCGCCGCGAATGATGACGTGAGCCAAAGCTATATCTCCCTTGCAAACCACCGAATCCGGCCGACGATATGAATCTCGTCGGCGGTGCGTTCGTATGGACTATAGAAGCCGTTGTCGGAAATCACCCGCACCGCGGGCGGGTCGCTGTTGGGGATGTGCTCGAGCCGCTTGGCCACGAGCCCCAAGCCATCGTCAAGCACGAAGATCCCCGGCGGGTTCGGCGCGCGGCGCGTCATGTCCACCAGCACCGTGTCGCCGTCGAGCAGCGTGGGCGCCATGCTGTCGCCCTCGACATGCACGATGCGCAACTGCGAGGGGCTGGCCTTGAGGCTGTGCCGGATCCAGGATCTCTGGAAATGATACGCGCGGCCGGCTGTCTCCTCAAACTCCTCGACCACGGCGCCGCCACCCATCGAAGGCCGCGGGGTGGCATGTGCGATCGACACGAAGGCTTCATCCGGGTTTTCAACGAACGGTGACGTGCCCTCGACATTCCCGATTCCGTGGATCAGCCAGTCGCGGTCCACCTTCAACACCCCGGCGACCTCGCCCAGCTTTTCCATGCCGGGCCGCGTCGAGCGGCCGCGCAGGATATCGTAGACGAAGGATCGGTTGACGCCGGCCATCTCGGCGACATGCGCGGGGCTGACGCCGAGTTGGTTGGCCCGGGCCCTGAGACGGTCGGCAAGGGTATGATGCTCGGCCATGTTTTCCCCAACGATCTGTGGATTAAAAAGGATAAAACAGGATTGAATGGATGGCGTCAAGCCAATAGGAACAAAGAGTAAACACGCTATACGGGAATCGGCGGGAGGGCAGTGAATGCATATCGAGAAATCGTATTTCACGCTCCCCGAGGTGCTCGATCGCTGGCAGATCACCGAAGCGGATCTGATCTACCTCGCCGAGAACGACCAGCTGCGGCTTTCGGTGCGTGTCTTCGGCATTCCGATGGAGTTCGGCGATATCGAGGAGACTCCGCACGGTGAGACGTTCCGGATACCGTGGGAGCAGGCCCGCTATAGCGGGCTGCTGGATCTGCATGCCTGCGATGTCTTTCAGCTTTTTCGGTGCGGCGAGCTGCATCTGAACGCATTTCGCGGGTCGAATGCGGATTATGCCACCACGTTGGACGATGCCCAGCCGGTCTTCGTGCTGATCGGCGACCTGCTGCTGAAACGCGAGGAACGCGACCGGTTCGAGATCGCGACCGGTTTCTCGGGCGGCGACCGTGCGGGGGAAGCGCCCACCTTCATCCACTCGGCGGACTACCAGGAGGTGCGCTGCAACGGCGACCGCTTCAAGCCGGGGCCGATCCAGGCGGAGGTGGTCCGCGCGCTGCACGCCGCCGCACTGGCGGGCGAGCCATGGCAGAACGGCAAGGCGATCCTTTACGGTGCCGGTTCGAGAAGCCTGCGCATGGCCGATGTGTTCAAGTCGCAGGCGAACTGGCGGCGACTCATCCGCTCGGATCGCCGCGGCGGCTACCGTCTCGATATCGACTGAATCGCCGCCGCTTCACCTCCGCTGTGGGGATCGCGAAGGGGATGGGTGGGGGATGGAGGGGGATGCGATCCTCTGATCCACGGCCCCGCCCTTGTCCTGCAAGGGTTTTCTGATCCCCCACCGCATCCCCCGCCAATCCTGACGACATCCCACATCGCGATCGGGCAATATCCTCTCAACGCCAAATGAGAGGAGACGCCGATGTTGCAGACGCATTGCATGAACCAGAAGGAGCTGGCCCGTCGCTGGGCGATTTCCCACCGGACGCTGGAGCGCTGGCGCGCCACCGGTCAGGGGCCCGTGTTTCTCAAGCTGGGCGGCCGGGTGGTCTACCGGCTGGGCGACGTCGAGGCGTTCGAGCAGAGCCAGCTTAAGCGCGCCCTGACGATCCGCAATGCGGTCGCACGGGTCGAGCAATCGTCGCGGCGGCTCACGGCCGATCCGGCGCGCGCCACCCGCCAGTCCGCCGCCGTCCGGCGCGCGCCGCGGGCATGCTGATGATGGCCGCACCCAATGGCGAACGGCGGGCGGCCGAGCCGCGCCTCACCGATATCGACCTCTATGCCTGGATTGCGCAGGCCGAGGTCGGCGACGCCCTGCTCTATCACCGCGGCTTTCTCGTGGTCGATGCGGACAAGGCGCTCTCGACGCTGCCGACAGACCGGCGCCTTGCCCTTCGCGGCGTGGCGGATGCCGCGTTTCGCGCCGCGGAACAGGGCCTCGTACATCTGGTGCAGGAGCGGCTGGAAACCGACCGGTTCGCCTACATCGCCATCGCCCGCCCCAGGCCAAAGGCCGCCACCGCGTCGCTGTCCGCGCTGCTGCTCGACGCGCAGGCGGCGTGACACCCCCTTCCGGACCCAACACGCAAACCAAGGAGGCACAGTCATGCCATTTCCAGAAAACACCCCGACGCCGGACGATCTGCCCGCGCTGAGCCCGGGCGACATCGCCCAGCTTCCGGTCGAGCTGCTGGCGGCATTGCAGCACGAGATCGACGCGCGTCTTGCACGCGACAAGTCCGCCAAGGCCCGTCTCGATCACGCATTGGCCGTTCGTTATGCCGACCGCGCCACCGAGGCGCGCCGTGCCTGTGGCAAAGACACCGGCACCGTCCGGCTTGCGGATGGCGACTTCACGGTGGTGGCCGATCTGCCCAAGCGCGTCGATTGGGATCAGGACAAGCTCGCCGCAATGGTCGAGCACATCCGCGCCGCCGGCGACGATCCTGCCGAGTATGTCGATATCTCCGTCAGGGTGCCCGAGCGCAAATACGCGGCCTGGCCCGATGCGATCCGGACCCGCTTCAAACCGGCGCGCACGGTCGGCAGCGGCAAGCCCGGCTTCCGGCTCGAGCCCCCGAAAGACACCTGAATACAGCGGCGGGGATGCCCTGACCGCAAGGCTGGGCAGGCTCCCCTTCGGCGCCCGGTCACCCCCCGTCGCTGTTGCCCCCCGACCATCAAAAGGAGCGCGCCATGGAATTGCGCATCATCACCGCCGACGAACGCTTGTCGGATGCCGAAAACAAGACATCGCTGGCGATCTTCGGGCCGCCCGGCGTGGGGAAAACTACGCTGATCACATCGCTGCCGGAGGAAAAGGCGGTCTGCTTCGATCTCGAGGCCGGCATGAAGTCGGTCCAGGACTGGCGCGGACCCAGCATCCCGATCCGCAGTTTTCCCGATTTCCGCGATCTGGTGATCCTGATCGGCGGCCCGGATCCCTCACAGCATCCCGACAGCTACTACGGGCCGAACTACCATGCCCATGTGCAGGCGAGATACGCCGAGACCGGGCTGGAGGCGTTCCTGCGCGACCGCTCGATCATCTTTGTCGACTCGATCACCGACCTGACACGCCAGGCCATGGCCTATGCCAAGCAGCAGGGCGAGGCATTCTCGGAACGCACCGGCAAGCCGGATCTGCGCGGCGCCTACGGGTTGCTCGGGCGCGAGGTCATCCAGGCGCTGAAGCATCTGCAGCATGCCCGCGGCAAGACCGTGATCTTCGTGGGCGTGCTGGAAAAGGTGACCGACGAGTTCGGCACGTCGAGCTGGATCCCGCAGATGGAAGGCACGAAAGCGGGCCGCGAACTGCCCGGGATCGTCGATCAGGTCATCTCGATGCAGCTCTTCGGCAAGTATGCCGAGGGCGCATGGCAGCTCGACGAAAAATCCACCGAGCGACGCCTGGTCTGCGCAGCCGGCAACCCGTGGGGGCTTCCGGCCAAGGACCGCTCGGGCCGGCTCGATGTGACCGAACCGCCGAACCTCGCCGCACTGCTGGCGAGGATCGACGGCCGCACACCCCCGGCCAATCACACCGATTGCAACCAACCCCAGGAAAGGACCTGACCCATGAGCTATGATCTGAACGATGCCGGCCCGCAAATGGCCCCGATGGGCGAGCTGATCCCCGACGGCACCTTCGCGAAGGTGATCCTGAAGATCCGCCCCGGCGGCACCAACGGCGCGACCGGGATGGATGCCGGGCTGCTGAAAGCCTCGCCGCACAGCGACGCGAAGATGCTCGATTGCGAATTCACCGTGACCGAGGGGCCGTATGCCCGGCGCAAGTTCTGGCAGAACTTCACCGTTGCGGGTGGCAAGCTCGACGAGAAGGGCCAGTCCAAGGGCTGGAACATCTCGAAAAGCACCTTCCGGGCGATGGTCGACAGCGCGCTCGGGCTCAATCCGGACGATGTCAGCCAGGCGGCGCGTGACAAGCGGGTGATCGAGGGCCTGAAACAGCTCGACGGGATCACCTTCGCGGCGCGCATCATGGTGGAAAGCTCGGACAACCCGAATTTCCGCGACAGCAACAAGCTGGCCAATGTCGTGCTGCCGAACGAGCAGGCTCACGCCGCGATCATGCGCGGCGAGCAGGTCGCCCCGGACCCGGTGAATGCGCCGCCGCGCAAGGCCGCCGCGCAGACACCGCCCGCCTGGAACGCGCCGGCCCCGGCGCAAGGGGGATGGTCCAGCACGCCACAGGCCCCGGCCACAGCGTCGCAACCCGGCGAGGCGTCCGCAACACCGGCCAGCCCCGGCACCGCGCCGGCCTGGCTGAACAGCTGAGATGATGACGCCGGATGAGTGGCAGGCGCATGTGACGCGCGCCGCAGCACGGGAGATCGGAACATGGCTCGAGGCCCGCGGAAGACTGGATCGCCCCATCGCAAGCCTCGCGCTGTCCGATCTCGAGGCCATGGCCTCGGTCGCCATAAGCCGCTTCGTCGTTCTGGCGTCGCAAAGGACCAGCGCGGCCCCGGGGACGCACGCGGATCTCGACACCCTGCTCATGGGGTGACCCCGGAGGCGCGCGTCTGCGCCATATGTGCACGGGAAGCGCGCGGCTTCGGGTTCTGCCTGCGCCTGCAGCGGACGCGCTTCCCTTTCTACCAATTCTGCTCGCGCCGGTGCCAGGACATCGGCGCGGACCTCGCCCAAAGGAGCTATGGGATGATTGATAAAACCGACCGCGAGGCGCGTGCCATTCGCGATGCCCGCAGGGAGTTTGCCGAGGCGCTGACGGCGCTCGGGCTGATGGCGCCCTTCTTTGACCGCACCGCCGCGGAAATCGACCAGCTCATCGAGGCGGCCGTCACCGGCTACATCGACAGCATGCAGGGCCAGGCCGCGCAGACGGCGCGTGATGGCCGCCCGCCCGAAGACACAATCCCGTTCTGAGGTGATCCCATGATCGATCTGAATCACGGGTCCGGGGCGCAATATGCGCCATCGCGGCCCATGCCCGACATCACCGCGGCCCTCTGCGCCGCGATCGACACCGGTCTCAGCGCCCGGCAGCGCATTGAGCGTCCGCGCAGCTATGTAAGCTCGTCCGGTCTTGGTCGCGCCTGCCTGCTCCAGATCCAGTATGATTATCTGGCCGTGCCCAAGGACGACGGGCAGGAGTTCGCTCCGAAAACCCTGCGGATCTTCGAGGCCGGCCATCGCGGCGAGGATATGGTGGCCAGCTGGCTGCGGCTTGCGGGATTCGATCTGCGGACCGAGCGCCCGGACGGGCGTCAGTACGGTTTTGCCGCACTGGACGGACGGCTCAAAGGGCATATCGACGGCTGCCTCGTCGGCGGACCTGTTCCGATGGCGTACCCCGCGCTTTGGGAAAACAAGGCGCTCGGGGCGTCGAGCTGGAAGGATACCGTCAAGCGCGGGGTGGCCGTCGCCAAGCCGGTCTATGCCGCACAGATCGCGCTCTATCAGGCCTACATGGACCTGATCAAACCGGCGCTCTTCACCGCGCTCAACCGCGACACGCAGGAGATCTACGCGGAACTGGTGCCGTTCGATGCCGCGCTGGCGCAGCAGATGAGCGATCGCGCCGTGCAGGTCGTCCGCGCCTCGGACGCGCAGGACCTGCTGCCGCGCGCCGCGGCGGAGCCGACCTCGGTCGTCTGCAAGGGCGGCATGGCGGCCGGTCACTGGCATCCACCCTGCGCCTGGGCGCAGCGGTGCTGGAGGGCGCAACGATGATCCCGCAGGCCTATGAATTCAAGCGGCTGGCATCCCGCTTCCGGAAGGTGTCGGCCTTTGGCTTTCTCTTTGAGGGCGTCGAGGCTGCACCGGTCTACTATTTCGGCGATCAGGAAAGCTTCGACAGTGACGAAGTGGGCGCGCTGCGCGCGCGCATCACGGACGGGCCGTTGCGACTGCCGCACCCAAACGTGCTGTTCGAGGTCAGGGATCGGGATCCGCAGCGGGCGGCCTTGCTGGTACATGCCCGGCAGTTCGGGGATCGCGTCGAGGCCGGCTTTGTCTTCAAGGACAAGCGTCTGCGGAAATGGACGGACTGCCTGATCCATGCCGTGTTCGCCGAGCCCGGGCTGGCAGAAGGCTTTCCGAATCCGAAGCTGAGCGAGACCGAGGTCAATATCTACGGTGAGGTGGCTACGGGGATTGTCTGGCGCGCTCTGAGCATTCTGTCGCAAGCAGCAGAGGTCAGATCGCGCACGATCAACCCGGCGCAACGCCGCAAATATGCCAAGGCCGGCGTGCGCGGCTGGACCTGGCATCAGATCACCATCGATCCGGAGCGGGTGCGCGCGGTGAGCGCATCACTTGGCGGCACGCATGCAAGTCCACGCTGGCATCTCCGGCGCGGCCATTGGCGCCAGCTTCCCGATGGCCGGCGTGTCTTTGTGCGCCAGTGCCAGGTCGGGGATCCCGCGCGCGGCGGCGTGATCAAGGATTACAGCGTGAAAGGACAATCGACATGACCGCATTCACCCCATCGGAGACGCAGGCGGCTGCAATCCGCGAGATCAGGGACTGGCTCAGGAACCGCACCGCCGAGCAGCAGGTGTTTCGCCTGTTCGGCTATGCCGGATCGGGCAAGAGTACCGTTCTGCAGTTCGCGCTCGACGAACTCGGCCTCTCGCCCCATCGCAGCGCGAAGGACGGACCCTGTGTGCCGGGCGTTGTCACCGCCACCTTCACCGGCAAGGCCGCCCTGGTGCTGACGCGCAAGGGGACGCCGGCGCGCACGATCCACAGTCTGATCTACTCGGTGACCGAAGCGACCGAAGAAGTGATCGCCGAGGCCATGCGGCGTATTCGCGAGGCCGAAGATGCCGCGCGGCATCTGAGCGGGTTCGACCGCACCACGGCCGAGGCTGCGATCGAGGCGATGCGCCAGGCGCTCTCGGCGATGAAGCACCCGCGCTTTGCCCTGAACCCGCAAAGCGACGCGGCCGACGCCCGGCTGATCGTGCTCGACGAGGTCTCGATGGTCGGCGAGGAGATGGCGCGCGATCTGATGAGCTTCGGCAAGCCCATCCTCGTTCTGGGCGACCCCGGCCAGCTTCCCCCGATCAGGGGCGAAGGGGCCTTCACCCGCGATGCGCCCGACGTGATGCTGACGGAAATCCACCGCCAAGCGGCCGAGAGCGCGATCATTCGGCTGGCCACCATGGCACGCAGGGGCGAGCCCATCGGGTTCGGCACCCATGACGATCATGTCGCCAAGCTGCGCAAGGGCGACATCACGCCCGAGCAGGCGCTGCGCGGCGGCCAGCTCATCTGCGGGATGAACGCCACGCGGCTGCAGATCAACAACGCGATGCGGGCCGCGGCCGGGTTCGGGGGCACGTGGTTGCCCACCGGACCGGACGAGAAGATCGTCTGCCTCAAGAACCAGAACGCGCATGGCCTGATCAACGGGATGTTCGTCACGCTCGAGGACATCGTCGACGAGGGCAGCCTCTTTTTCTCGGCGGTGGTGACGGACGAGGACGGGCGGCGCGTCGGGCCAATCGATCGCGACGGACGTCCCGGTCGCCTGCGTCTCTACAAGGGCCACTTCGAAGATCATGTCGCCCATGACCGCCATCGCCACGATCGTGACTGGAAGCACAAGCGGCATCTGACCGAGGCGACCTTCGGCTGGGCCATCACCGCGCACAAGGCGCAGGGCTCGCAATGGCAGAATGTGATCGTGTGGGATGACGGGCTCGGGCGCTCGGAGATCGACCGTCGTCGCTGGCTCTATACCGCCATCACCCGCGCCGAGCGCGGCCTCGTCCTGCTGGCATGATGCAGACCATGATCGATCTGAACGACATCTGCTCACCGCCTGCCCACCATGATCTGGCCGCGATCAAGGCAAGGCTCGCGGACACCGCACGCGACTGGCTGCCGCAGCTTTTTCCCGAGGCGCGGCTGACACCCGATCGCCGGGCCCTGCGCTGCGCCGATCTCTCCGGGCGCCCGTCGCAGGGCGAAGGATCATGCATCATTCATCTTGATGGCCCCTATGCCGGCTGGGGGTTCGATTTTGCCACGGGCGAGCGCGCCGGATCGGTCGATCTGATCCATCACGCGACCGGAATGACGGAGGCCCGGCTTTTCGACGAGGCCGCGCGGCTGGCGCATATGGCGTGCGATGCGGTACCGCCGCCCCGGTCGACCGCCCCCGCGCGTCCCGACCACAGCCTCGAAATCCGCCGCATCCTCGACGCATGCACGCCTCTCACGGGCAGCCTGGCCGAGACATACCTGCGCGCGCGTGGGCTCGGAGATCCGGATTCGCCGGATCTGCTCTTCCACCCGGATCTGACCGATTATGAAACCCGCCGGGGCTGGCCCGGCATGGTGGCTGTGCCCCGTCTGGCAAATGGCGAGCCTGTTGGCGGCATTCACCGCACCTTCCTGTGCGAGGACGGGCACGCCAAGGCGCCGGCGGGCAAGAAGATGCTGGGCACCATCGCTGAGGCGGCGGTGCGTCTGTTTCCGATGCCCGAAGATGGCCGGATCGGTGTCGCGGAGGGCATCGAAACCGCGCTGGCCGCACATCGGATCTTCGGCGTGCCGGTCTGGGCCGCGCTCTCTGCCAACGGTCTGGCGCGGGTCCAGTGGCCCGAGGGCACGCAGCATGTCACGATCCACGCCGACGCTGGCGACGCCGGACGTCAGGCCGCCGCGACGCTGTCGGATCGGCTCAACCTCGCGAATATCCCGAACCGGATCGTGGTGCCGCTGCATGGTGACGATTTCAACGACGATCTTCTCAAGGGCGCGACCGCGGCGGAGTACGAGCCGGCTGTGGCGACGGAGACCGCGTGCGACGAGGCCGCCGAATTCGCGCATGCAGCGCCCGATGTGGTGTCCGCCGACGACCCCGACACGCTGCTGGCCGTGGCCGGGGCGCTGACCAACCCGCCAGAACTCGAGGCGCTGTCGACGCTGCTCGGGCGCCTCGCGTTGGCCCGGCTCGATCCGTTGCCCGAGCGGCAGATCCTCGACCGCATCAAGTCCTCCACAGGCATCGCCGTCTCGATCCTTGGAAAACAGCTGGCCGAATTGCGCCGCCGTGTGAATGCCACGGGCGATCCCAATGGCCGGATCCCGCAACCGGCCTGGTTCGGGCGTTTGTGCCAGGACCTTGCCGGCACGCCCGAGCGCAACGAGGCCAATGTGATCATCGCGCTCACCTCCGACCCGGCCTTCGCCGGTGTGCTGGCCTTCGACGAGTTCGCGCAGGAGATCGTCGTGCGCCGGCCCCTGCCATGGGACAGTGCCGATGCGCCCCTGCCGCGACCGTGGGAAGATGCCGACGACATCCGCACAGCCGAATGGCTGCAGCTGCGCGGGATCAACGTGGCGCCGGTTGTGGTCGGGCGCGCCGTCGGCGCCGTTGCCCGCGAGTTGCGCATCCATCCCGTGCGCGACTGGCTGGACACGCTCAAATGGGACGGCACACCGCGCATCGAGACCTGGACCAGCACCTATCTGGGCGCGGAGACGTCCGCGCTGCATCACACCATCGGCGCGCTCTGGCTGATCTCGGCCGTGGCCCGCATCTACCGCCCCGGCGCGAAAGCCGACCACATGCTGATCCTCGAGGGGCCGCAGGGCGCGCGCAAGTCGACCGCGCTCAAGGTGCTGGCCGGCGAGGCCTGGTTTACCGACGAGCTGCCGGAAGTGGGATCCAAGGACGCCGCGCTGCACATGCAGGGGATCTGGATCGTGGAAATCGCCGAGCTCGACGCCATCGGCCGCGCCGAGGTCTCGCGCATCA